ACACAGAGCATTATTAATTAGACGCACAATGCCTGAGTTGAGAGATTTAATTAATCACTCACAACAACTTTATTCTAAAGCTTATCCTGGTGCTAAATGGAGAGAGCAAGAAAAAGAATGGAAGTTTCCTTCAGGTGCTAGAATAGAATTTGGATATGCAGAGAACTTAACTGATGTACTTCGTTACCAAGGACAATCATATACTTGGATTGGAGTAGACGAACTACCACAATATCCAACAGAAGATATATATAATTTTTTACGTTCATCACTAAGAAGTGTAGACCCTGATATTCCTGTTTATATGAGAGCAACAGGTAATCCTGGAAATGTAGGTTCAATGTGGGTTAAGAATATGTTTGTTGACCCATCAACACCTAATACAAAGTTTAATATAGAAATAAAAACACCAACAGGCATTAAAAAAATATCAAGAAGATTTATACCTGCCAAGCTTCAAGATAATCCTTACTTAATGCAGACAGATGATTACTACGCAATGTTAGCATCTTTACCTGAAGTACAAAGAAAACAATTCTTAGAAGGTAACTGGGAAGCGTTTGAAGATTCTTCTTTTCCAGAGTTTAACAAAGAAGTACATATTGTTAAACCTTTTGATATACCTAGAAACTGGATGAGATTTAGAGCAGCAGACTGGGGGTACAGTTCACCTGCTTGTTGTTTATGGTTTGCAATAGATTTTGATAATAATATATTTGTGTACAGAGAATTGTATACACAAAAAATTACAGCAGATATTTTTGCTAGAAAAGTTTTAGAACAAGAACAAGGAGAGTACATAAGATACGGAGTACTGGATAGTTCTACTTGGGCAAGACGAGGAGATATAGGTCCTAGTATCGCAGAGACTATGATACAAGAAGGATGTCGTTGGAGACCTTCTGATAGGAGTCCGAGAAGTCGTGTAGCAGGTAAGTTAGAGTTACATAAAAGATTAAGAACTGATGAAGAAACAGGATATCCATCTTTATATTTTTTTGATAACTGTGTTAATTTAATTAGAACATTACCTATGTTACCTGTAGACAAAAATAATCCTGAAGATGTAGATACACATGCAGAAGACCATGCTTATGATGCACTAAGATATGGTTGTATGAGTAGACCTGTTCATCCTGTATCAAAAAAGTTTCAAGATTTTGGAGTAGGCCAAACAAGAGATTTTAAACCTGCAGATAAAGTTTTTGGCTATTGAGTTGTTTATCTTTACTTGTAGCTTTATCAATGCATGTTGGTTTAGAAAATGAATATAATTCTGTTCATCCTCATGCTAGATGTACAATAGATAATACTATAGCAGGAGTTTACTACAATAGTGAGTATAATATAAGTTCCTATATAGGAAAGTATTTTGAATCTAAAAATACTATAATAGAGTATGGTATTGTAACTGGCTATTCAGGAAGTAATATTGCACCAATGTTAAGAATTAAAAAAGATAATTTTTTTATAGCTCCTGCGTATGAAGTAGAAGGTAATGTTGGCGTAGTAATAGGTTTTGAATTTAGATTAAAATGAAAGATATTAAAATAGGATATAGAAATTATAAGATAAAAACTTTAGATTCTATCGTATCAAAGTGTAATGAAATAAATGGACAGTTTCTTGCATCCGATGGAATGATAGCTTTATCACAAACAGAAGATGATATATCTCATACTAATACTTTAATACATGAAATACTTCATGCTATAGTATATCAGTGGGGAATAGAACTAGATGATAAAGAAGAAGAAAAAATTTGCAACACTCTTGCGAATGGACTAACAACTGTATATGTAGATAACCCTTGGTTACTACCTTATATACAGAAACAACTAAAAGGAGACAAATAAAATGGCAATAATGAAACAATACAAGCAAGGCGAATTACCTGAGAACATGTATGGAAACGAAGCCTCAAAGCAGGGCGATTCCAAAACTAATGTTGTAAAAGGTGCTACAGCTTTACCCGCAGATGATTACAGTGAAACAGATGTAAATGCAGGTAGAAAAGCAAAGAATACTGTAGATAAAAAAGTATTTTCACTAGCAGAAGAAAGAGATTATTAAGAGATAGATAATGCCACACGATAACACAAGTGGCTTGACTTCTGAATCTGATGAAGTAAGTTCTTTATCAGAAGAAAAAGATAAGTCTTATAGTAATCTAGGTTATTTAATAGAATCTAGACTAAAAGAATCAGAACAGGCTCGTCTTTATGACGAGAAAAGATGGTTAAGGTCGTATAGAAATTATAGAGGAATCTATAGTTCTGATATGGCTTTTCGTGATTCTGAAAAGTCTAAAGTATTTGTTAAGATTACAAAGACTAAAGTTTTAGCTGCATATGGACAATTAATAGAAGTTTTATTCTCACAGGGTAAATTTCCTATTGGTATATTTCCAACTACCGACCCAACAGGAGCATCAAAATATGCGCATATAAAACCAGATAATATGCAGAAGAGTCCTCGTATGGAGGACATCTATGGTTTTGAAGGTGATGGTAGAGAAATAAGTCCGGGGTCTACTGCTAATGAAATATTAAATGGATTAGCAGAAAAGTATAAGAACGCAGGTTTTGAAAAAGGTGCTGCACCTGATTTAAAAACTATGCCTCAGATAGAACCTGCAGAAGAAGCTGCTAAAAGCATGGAGAAGTTAATCCATGACCAGTTAGAAGAATCTCACGCAATATCAGTAATGCGTCATGTGTTATTTGAAATGTGTTTACTTGGAACAGGAGTTCTAAAAGGTCCTTTTAACTACGAACAATCAGTACATCAATGGGCATTAGACGATAGCGGAGAAAGAGTATACTCTCCTAAAGTTAAGTTAGTACCAAGAGTCGAAGCTGTTAGTTGTTGGGATTTATATCCTGACCCTGATGCTGTAACTATAGATGATGCAGATTATGTTATACAAAGGCATGTGTATAATAGAACACAGTTAAGAGATTTATCTAATAGACCTTTCTTTAGAAAAAGTGCTATTGAAGAATGTCTATCTGTAGGACCAAACTATGAAACAAGAAGTTATGAAACTGCCTTGTATGATAGAGAAAATCAAGAAGAGTTTAATAAAAATAGATTTGAAGTACTAGAATACTGGGGTGTTATGGATAAACACTTCGTAGAAGAAACAGGTATTGAAATGCCTGAAAGTATTGATACTGAGTTAGATGAAGTACAGATTAACGCATGGATATGTAATGGACATATATTAAGATTAGTTCTTAATCCTTTTACTCCTGCGAGAAATCCCTTCATGGTATGTCCTTATGAAATCAATCCTTATCAATTCTTTGGCGTAGGCATACCTGAAAATATGGATGATGCTCAAACAATTATGAATGGTCATGCAAGAATGGCTATTGATAATTTAGCATTAGCAGGTAACTTAGTTTTTGATGTAGACGAAACTATGTTAGTACCAGGTCAAGACATGACTGTATTTCCTGGAAAAATATTTAGAAGACAAAGTGGACAAACAGGACAGTCTATTCATGGTTTAAGATTTCCAAATACTGCACCTGAAAATATGCAAATGTTTGATAAGTTTAGACAACTTGCAGATGAGTCTACAGGTATACCTTCTTATTCACATGGACAAACAGGTATACAATCTACTACTAGAACAGCCTCAGGCATGTCAATGTTAATGGGTGCTGCCGCATTAAATATTAAAACAGTTATAAAAAATGTAGATGATTATTTACTAAGACCTTTAGGAGAAACTTTATTTCATTGGAACATGCAATTCAATAAAGATATTCCTGATATACAAGGTGACTTAGATATTAAAGCACAAGGAACTACATCCTTAATGACAAAAGAAGTTAGGTCACAAAGATTGATGACATTTATGCAAGTAGCATCAAATCAATTCTTAGCACCTTTTGTTAAATGGCATAGTATTATTAAAGAGATTGCAAAGTCAATGGACATTGACCCTGAACAATTAGTTAACGACCCTGAGAAAGCTGCAATCTTTATGAAGATGATGGGAGATATGAATGGAAATCAACAAACTGAAGGCCTTGGTCAGCAACAAGGCGGTATGGGAAATACTGGAGAAGTACCTGCAGGAGCAGCTAACACAGACACACAAGGGTCTGGAGGTGGCAACATCGGAGTCGGAACTCCACAAACTCCAGGGGAAGGCGGGTTTACTGCACCAAATAATCAACCTCAAGGAACAACTTAAAAAGTAAATGGCATTATCTGATATATTAAAAAAGTATGGAGACAGTACAGCAACAGAAGGTATTATGTTTCCTTCTGCAGGAGTACAGTCAACATCAACAGAACAACAAGTATATGATTCTACGACAGATGGTATTATGACTGTTACAGGCCAACAATACTCTTTACCTACATATAAAGGACCTACTGCTACTGTACAATATGGCGGAGAAGAAGCAGGATATCCTCGTATGTTACGTCAAATAGAACAAGGTGAACTACCACAATTTAAACAAGAAGATTTTCCAAAACAAGGTGATGGTATAGTCACACCACCTCCTTCTTCAGAAATTACTTTACCTTTTGAACCTACACCAGACCCTACACCTGTAGACCCTTGCCCATCAGGGTATAGATTAATTAATGGTGTATGCCAACCTATACAACAGGATAGAGGCAGACCTCCAGAAGAACCTATGTTTGGACCAGGTAAGACTCCTTTTCAAAATGTACAGTTTGCAAATAATATTATATTTGGTTCTGATGGTAATGAACAATTTAACTATTATAAAGATAATCAAATAGTAGCAAAACAACCATCTATAGATATGCAACAAACAGGAGTTTTACAAGATTATTTTAATAAAAATAATATTGATTTAGATGCTTCAAAATTAGATTATAGTGCTTATAGTGGTTACGCAAAAGAAGCAGGTATTACTCTTTCCCCACAAGGAAATAATGTAAAATTTAATTTAAATAATATATCTAATAATCCCGATGCAAAAACTTCTGTATTTCCTGGTGTAGATGCTATAATGGCTCTTGCAGAAAAAGATATGATTAAAGGGGCATTAAATTTATACAATGATGCAGGACTAACAACAGGAATGTATATAGGGGATGATATATATTATGCAGGTACAGCAGAGTATAATACAGCTTTTAATAATGCGTTAAAAAATAATTCAAATTTTAATCTGATATTTAACCCTACTAAAGTTTCTAACTTTAATAAAAATTTTGGTCAGTTAAATACAGATATACAAAATAATAGAAACTTAATGAGTAATTTATCTAAGCTAAATAAAGATATGGTAGAGACTACTATTGTAAAACTAGCAGCATCAGGACAAGGTGTTGATATAATTAAAGATATGAAGAAGTCTGAATTAATTGCTTTTGCTAGCCCTAGAGAAGATATACACGCAAAGTCTTTTGGTTTTAATAAGTATTCTCCTAAGACAAAAAAACAAATTGTAGAATCAAAACATGATGATAGTTATTTAAAAGAAGATACTAGAAATATTATAAGCAACACAAATGCTAAACACAAAGTAGATGTAAAAGAATTATCAAAAAGAGAACACAATAATAAAAATTCTTATGCCTCTAAAAATAAAGAAACAGCCGATGAAACCGCTAAAAGAATTGCACAAAATGTAGAAGAAGACCCTATGGCAGCAAAAACAGGAGTTAATTTATTTGCAGATGAAAAAAATAAAAAATCAATAAAGAGTAGTAATGATTCTAAAAATGAAAAGAAAATAGTTTGCACTATGATGAATGACTCTTATGGATTTGGTTCATTTAGAAATAAAATATGGCTAGCCCAATCTAAAAATTTATCTAAAGAATATGAAATAGGTTATCATACTTTATTTTTGCCTTTAGTTAAATATGCAAAACAAAAAGGTTTTACAAATAATATTGTTAAAAAAATATTAGAACATATTGCTATACACAGAACAGTAGATATTAGAAAACAAAAATATAATAGAATAGATATATTAGGCAGAATGTATAGAACTATATTAGAACCACTATGTTATATCACAGGAGGAATAAAAACATGGAAGAAGAAATGATGAATAATGAAATGGCTCCTGCAGAGTCTAACATGCAAACACCTGAAAGACAAGGTATGATGGGTGCTGATATTGCAGATACTGAAGGAACTACTATGATAGAAGAAGGTATTAAAAAAGTAAAACAAAACTTTGAAAATTTATCAGAAGAAGAAAAAAATTTAGCAACACAATTAAATGTACCACAGTTTAGAAATTTTTTATCAAAATTATTATTGCCTGAAATAGGTCCTATAATGGAAAGTGCTATACCTACAAGCACAGGCAATCAACCAGTTTCACAACAAAGTGAAAGTCCTGCACCTATGACAGGTCAGGGCATGATGACGCAGCCACCCGTTACAGCGTAACGGCCCTGCATATAGGGGGCGACCTGAATCCAACAGCACCCCGAAGGAGTATAAATGGAACAAGACGAAAAGAACTCTACTGTTGTAGAAGAACAAAATTCTCAAGCAACAGAAGATGTCGCAACTCCAAGTCCGTATAAGCATCCGAGTAGGAACTTAATGGACAAGGAAGTCGAAACAACAGCTACCGAGGAATCTAAGGAAGAAACTGACGAGAAGAAACCTAAAGAAGACCGCCCTGTAGGAGTAGAAGATGCCGTATTTAAGAAGCGATATGACGACTTAAAAAGGCATTACGATGAGACAATCTCGAACCATAAAGATGAAGTTCTCAAACTTAAGAAAGAAAAAGAAGCGGTAGCCTCTAAACCAATCTTTAAATCTAAAGAAGAATTAGAAGAATGGCGTAAAGACTATCCTGATATGTATGATTCTGTTATGCAATTAACTACAGAAGCTACTATGAAATCTAAACAAGAAATGGAAGAACAGTTGTTAGATATTAAAAAACAACAAACCAGACTTGCTAAAGATAAAGCAGAAGTAGACCTTGCAAAGAAGCATCCAGATTTTAAAGAGATTCGTGAAAGCGGAGATTTTCATGACTGGGCTTCTGTACAGGACAATACAGTACAATCATGGCTTTATGATAATACGGACAATCCAAACGCTGCTGCTCGTGCAATAGATTTGTACAAGTATGACAGAGGACTTTCTAATAAGAAGGTAAATTATGATGCAAAGAAAGAAGCAGCGAAAGCAGTTTCTAAAACTAAAACATCAGAAACACCAACTGAAAAGAAACAATGGACTTGGGCTAGTATTAAAAAGATGAAACCTGAAGAGTACTCTAAGTTTGAAGCGGATATTGATAAGGCTCATAGAGAAGGTCGCATAGTATAAACAGTTAACTCATATCAATTTTAAAATAACTAATAAATAATAGGAGAAAAAAGATGGCTTTTGATAAAGTATCAGGTAATAATAATCTAGCTAACGGAAACTTTAGCCCGATTATCTATTCCCAAAAAGTCCAGAAGTTCTTTCGTACCGCATCAGTAATAGAAGCAATTACTAATACTGACTATGCAGGTGAGATTGAAGCTTATGGAGACACAG